CACCAGCCGCTGCCGCAGTTGTATTGGCCGTATTAGCCTGGTTAAATGCAGCAATAACCGCAGAGTTAACGGCATTTGCTCTAGCATAAGCACTATTACCTTGTGTGAAGGCTAACTCGGCAACGGTGTTGAGTGCGACTTCATTAGAACCACCAGCCTTATAAACGATGCGGTTGTTTGCAACAAGGTCGCCATTGTTTCTAAATTGAGCAACTTCTTGCCCACCTGAAACAACAGAAACGTTCCAGCTGTTTGCTATAGAAATGCTGGCATTTGCAGCATCGTTAAAATAGACTTGATTGACTCTAAGGGTTGACATCTTTCACCGTTTTCCTTTTAGATGATTACTACACGGGCACCAGTATTTATTTGTACCAGGTAGCCAGTATTGACAGTCAGTGGGCCCGTTGCCGATCCATTCTCACCGTCTGAGAAGTATAGATTTGCACTAATGAAATTATTGTTAACACGGAAGATATCGTTCCTACCATTAGCCTCGTCACCTACTCTTCCGTTATTACCGACATAATATGCACCACCAGATACAGAATTGGCCTTAGCAAAAGCCGCTGCTGCATTTTGTTGTACGAGATATGCAAAATAGTTGGCTGAGTTAGCCTTGTCGAATGCAGCAAAGCTTACTGAACCGCCTGTGTTGGCTTTATCAAATGCTGCAACCGTATTGGCATTAACCAAGTAAGCAAAGTAGTTCGCCGCATTTGCTTTATCATAAGCCGCATAGCTGATCGTGCCGCCTGTATTGGCTTTATCAAAAGCAGCATTTGTTATGACCTGATTTTCACCAAGTGCGATAATGATCTGGTTCGTACGGACTCGCCAAACATCAAAGGTATCGGTAATATTTACGTTTGCTAATGACATCTTACTTTACGAGCCCTCTAAGAAGTTCTTTTATTTCTTGCATATCATTTTTGAGGCCTGATATCTCTTGCTCTATCTGGCCCAATTTCATCTCTTTTTGCTTTCTCATCTTATAAGCCTTCAGAGCAGTATTATCCTTATTTATAAGGGCACCGGTTCTGGTGTCCTTATAGATTCCAGGAACGTCAGTTTTGTGTTCCATGTTAACCTCTTAAATCTGCAAAGCTATTGTTCGCAAATCTGCAACTCTAGGCACAAGAGCAGAGTTTGAAGATGTCAGACCAATCTTAATTGCAAAGTACTTGTAACCTGTGAAAGTGGTACCTTGACTGTTAGTATATTGAACTTCACCATTTGGTCCTGTCAGATATGAAGCTGAGAATCCGTACTTATATTCTCTGAAATCATTTATATCGGAAATCGAAGAATACAGAGTATCTGCACCATCTGCTTTTTCAAGTTCGATCCAGTTAGTCTGGCTCAAAGTATCAGAATCTTCACCATTCAGTATCTTGATCCACACACGAACATCTGTATTTGGTGGTCGATAGGCGGTCAAAACAACTTGCATATCTTCAGCATCTTGACCTTGAGCAAGAGTTACTGTCTTAGAGATGTACTTATTGAACAGATAACCACCTGAAGAGCCATTCTCACCGTTCGCACTATTGTTGATGATGTTGTCAACATAAATGGTATGTGTTCTCGACAAGTCTAAAACAGGTGACATGAAGTTAGACTGAGTTGACATTGACACGCGAACTTTGTTTGACTTGTTACCAGAAAGTGATGCTATCTCATTTGAACGAGAGAACAAAGCCTGCTCAGTGCTAAAATAGTAGTTCTCATTTGGATTTATCTTTAGATAACTTCCAGCAGAGCCAGTATTCGAATAGCCTTGCATCTCATAACTAATAGCAGTTTTATTGAATCTGAGTGAGGCTGGTTCAAAATCAACAACAGAATAGCGGAAGTTTTCTATGGCCTGAATTGTTGCAAAATCATTAGTCTGTGTACTTCTGATATAGTCGTTCTGCGCAAAAGCGCCGTTTGAAGATGTAAGATGTAAGTAAGTAACGTTTGCACTTGACTTAAACTTATTCAACTGGCCACGACCATTGTTAATGGCACTTACTGTAGCAGTAATTCCTTTTGAATTAGCATTAGCAAAGTAAACGGCAACATTCTCACCTGTGCTGTAGAACGTATTCGACATAGTATAAACCGAACCATTGATTTGAACAACAGAAGAATTTGCGTTTGAATTTGCACCTATAATAAGGTCACCAACGGTAATCGTACCACCAAAGATACCACCCAGTGTTAGTTTATCACCAGTTGTCATCACTTCACCATATCTCGTCAGTTCAGCTGAAGAGTTTGCAACACGGAATTTTTCAACTCCTCTGTTACCAATGATAGCCTGACCTGTGACGCCAGTTGTGAAGCTTGCGCGATAGAAGTTGACAGTCAAATCAACATCGGGTACAATGTCCCAATTTGTATTGTTATTAGTCGTATAGAACGTACCCTTCATTGGTCGAGCAGTTACAGGTAGGTTTGTATTGATGTCAGTCTCACCAAGTCTTGATACCCAGAAATAGTAATTTGGATTTGCTGATTCTGGGTGAATAACAAACGCATACTGCACATTGTTGTACAAGAATATAGGGGCTGGGAACTTCACGTTTAGTTTATTATCAGTGCCGTTTGTTGATATAGGAACATCGGCTGATCTGAACCAAACTTCTGAACCAGGAACTTGATTTCTCGTAATGCCACCAGCACTATTCATTTCACGAATTTCGAACCAAACACCTAATGTTGGATGCTTATCTGCGGCAAAAACATCTACTGATGTAATGAACAGACCTTCTTCACCTTCTGGTGCTTTAGGTATAAATGAATATGCAATACAACCATTACTTGGTACAATTCTAGCAAGACCTTCAAACTGAGATGTATTATAATCTTCAAAGGCATCTCTTTGCTGAGGTATAACCTGACGAGTTGTAAGAATTGTATCTTGCTTCTGTTGAATCAAGCCCTGTGCTGTGAAATAACCAATACCAAATGTAGTGGCATCGTTCGCATCATTCGTTGGGCTGTCTGTAATTACAACTTTCTTTGTTCCTGTGTAGAATTTCTTTTCTTCAGGAATTCTTAGAATGAAGCGAACAAAACCTAAGCTATCTGCACGAAGATCATCACCTTCCGATGCTTCAATTAGTATTGCACCAATCTCACCATTCTTAATTGACAACTGATTATTATACTCACCTTCTGTAAGAGGAGTTACATAATCGCTCATATTTTGTTCATCAAAATATGCGTAGAACTTTGCAAAAGGTTTGAGGCCACGACCCAACATCAAGATTGTCTGTGGTCTGATATAATTTACGAGACCAACATCTACAACTTTATTACCCAAGGCTTGAGTGTCTTCATCGACAGTGAGGAAGTTTTCGACACCTGTGCGTTCGGTGACATAGATTGTTTCGATGGTAACGGCTGTCGAGTTTCTTATAGGTCTTGCGGCTGCAACTGCCTCTGCGCGAGTTGCATAAGTTCCTACATAATTGCTACTATTTTCACCACCAGACTGGTTTGAACCTCTATAAAGAACATATCCAGTTATTCTTGTTCTCCAAGCATCCCATTCGGTTGTTAGACCACCTTGAAGCTCTGTTACTTCTTCTTCTGTAGGACCGAATGTTAGAGCAGCATCAGCAGCCTGGTTTGTATCAACCCAGAAATCGCTTTCAGGATTCATTGTCAGATTACCAATGAAACGATATGTCGTTCTTTCGGTATTTCTTGTTGTTGTCACATGATTCTGGTTAGCGAAAGTAACTTCACTATATGTGAGAGTTATGATATTGTTGCTATTAACGACATTTGTACCAGAGACATAATCGTAATCAAAAGATTCCATTGTATATGTTGGGCGAATACTCTTTTCTTTCGGATCAACAACAATTCTGTAATCAGGATTATATGTTGCACCAAGAAGATGTGAAGCAAATGTGTCAACAAATACTCCGTTCTTGAAACGGTCAAGACCGTTCTCATCAAGAACTCTAAAGTCAAGCGCATTCTTTTCAAGCAGTGAAAGAGTTGTGTAGTATTCAAGATTGACGATACGATCTTTCAGTACACCAACATCTTTCATTGTGAAACGTACAGGTGCAACTTTTATAAACCATGAGGCCAAATCTTTACGACCGATCAGACCACCATAGTAAGGTGAAATAGATGGATAAGGCGTTACGTTAATAACAGCGAGAGCCATCGCATTGTCGGGTGTTCTTGGTGTAATAGGAACAACCGCCGGTACACCACGGATTGTTGAGAAGTTTCCGTTTTGATCAACAATCACAACATCTTTTCTTGACAAATAGTAAGAATAGTCAAATGTCATTGTTGAAGATGGTGCTGGTATTCTCAGACCACTACCAGAATAGTTGAATGTTGTCGAGGCCGCAGGGTTTGTTGATGCACCACCAACCGTTGTAGAGTCGGCTGCGGTAATAGACTTGACAGGTCTAAAATCTAGATGATTTCTCAAATCATATTCTTCACCAGACGTAGGTGACTTGTAAATAGGTATGTTTTCTGTATTAATTGTACCTGCTGGAGAGCTAACATCATTCACCGGATAAGAATCTACAGAGAAGTAGCCGACACCAGTTGAGAAGTCTGGATAGAAGTAATCAAGACTTACGAGAAGATAATCTGTACCACCAAGAGTGATGTTTGGTGTGATTGAGGCTAGATCATAGTAAGTGTCTCTTTGACCATTATCTACGCTGAAGGATGAAGTTACATCTGTTCCGTCTGTCAGTGTTGTTGGTGCAGAACCAGTTTTTCTAACAATTTTATTGATCTTATACAGATCAGAGAAACCAAGATTAAATGGTCCTGTTGTGCCAGCTGTGGCACAATTTATCTTTACATAACGAGCCTCACGAAGAGTCTTGTTAGCCTGATCAGCAGACACTCTCGTTACTCTTGATGTCACTGTAGCCGCTACAGTTGAATCGTAAGTTTCTTTAAGATCAATATTGATAGCTGTTGGCGTTGTTGTAACAGCACGTTCTACACCTGTATTACCTTTATTTGTTAGGTCGATGATATCACCAGTCTTATAAGCTTTGAAAGGTGTGGCTGAAGATACGGTTGATGCTGGTATAGATGTCAGGTTTAATGTTGATGCGTTCGTGATGAAATCAATAACATAGGTTCCTGCTACACCAGAAAACTCTAGTTTATCACCAGCATTCAGGTTATTAAAGTTTGTGCCTGAACTTGTAATTGTCTTACCAGTATTAGATACGGTACCACCCAAGGCCACATTTATAGAAGCATCAAGAGAAAGTGTGATCTCACGCTTCTGTGAATTTGATAGATCGGTTGCTACTGTGCCATATGGAGTTTCTTCGTCGGTGATAGAATAAGGTACAGTTAGAGTACCACCTACCGAGATAGTAAGACCTGTTTGTGTTTTTAAGAACGTAAATGATGTATCGTCAGATGTGTCGCTTGAGTCTTTTACTTTACGAACATAGTCAGAACCAACGTAGAAGAGTAGTGGATTTAGAGCGGCATCGGTTAATACAGCATTATTTGAAGCATCAAGAACAACGTCGCCACCGAAGTCTGCAACAGAAGCGTCATTGTAGTAAACGCTCTTAACATCAGAGAAGGCGTTTGTGCCATTCATCTTGATATCCATCAGGTAAAGATCAAATTTACCTTCCGCGGTACCCATCGTACCTGAGTTATACTCAAAGCTCTTCATTACGGCCGAACCAATATTGTTACCGGTTTGAGCCCCAGAGAATACCGAGTTGGTAATTCTCTGCATTGACTTATCATATAACTGTATTGTAAGACCTTGGTCGAGTGTAGGTGAACCAACAACTTCTTTGACTGTAATATAAGAACCCATTGGTGTGGATTGAATCTGTGAGTTTACATACTCGAAGTCTGTAGACTTATCAATTTCTAAGAACTTAGAAGTCAGAGTGCCTACTTCAAAACCTTTAACATAGGCTAAACCTGGCTCAACAGCAACAGAAAGTAATGCACTATTTCCGTTTTGTGCTGCTGTGTATAGACCACCATTGTTTGCTTCATCTAGGTGCTCGCGAAGGCGAATGTTTAGACCGTTCACATAATAGTCACCAGACTCATCGAATGTTCTCTTGGCCAGTTCATTTCGAAGAATGTTATACTGTGATCTTTCAAAGATCGTTTCAATGATACCATCTTTGATCGTAAACAGCGTTACGAAATCTGGTGGACCAATTTCATCAGTAATATCAACAACAGTAAGCTCTGGTGTTAACTTGAAACGGTCAGCACCAGGTGCAGAATAGTTTGAAGATTCTTGAGCAGGATCTAATAGAGAAGCATCTGCTGAAGCACGAATTATCGCTTCATTGACAAGAAAACCAACCTTACATGTTGGTGTATCATCATACTTACTGAGAATGACCTTCTGTGTAGGGAATGAAATGAAATGTTCTTTAGCAAAGAAAACACCATCTTCGATTGAGAAGATAGAACCTTTACCAGATGGATCTGTGTTAACAACTACAAGTGTTCCTACATTCGCATTGAAGAGAGTTTCACCAGCCTGGAATGTTTTGATTTCTGCGTTTGCATTAGACACGTTCAGATAATTAATCATCAGAGTTTTTGGTTCTGATGATGTCTCAATACCGTCTTCAACCAGTTCGACATAGGCTTGAACGCCTGATGTGTTGCCAGTCAATACTTGTCTTTGAAAATTGCTCAGGTTTAAAACTTCATTGTTTGCTGAGTCAACGTCTCTAACTTTTATATACCAAATAGGATTACCCGATGTGGCACATTCAAGCGTAAAAGCACCAGGAAGAACTATGCTACCTTCACGGAAAACATGCTTACCAAAACTGTCAATCTGATTTTGCAGCATCGACTGAACTTGTGTAAGTTCTCTTGCCTGAACAGCGTAACCAGGACGGAAAAGAATACGATGAAAGTTCTTCGTAGGATCGAAGTCATCGTAATATGGTGTTACGTTGAAGTCTGTTCTAAGGGTACTTGTATTGGCTTCAAAAGTCATTTTTTAATTGCTCTCTTTAGAATTTGATAATAATCTTAAAATCTTCAGTCTGATCGGAGGCTCTACTAATAGGCTCTACGTTATCAACATATAGTATTTGACCGCTATATGGTGTAAGGTCTGGTGCGTTAATCGCGCTAACAAACCTACTTGTTGATGTATTTGAACCGATCAATGACTGAGATGAAGGTGTACCAACAGTATTTATTATGATTGCCACACCATTTGTAGAATCCCACGAAACTATTCTACCACTGAATGAGGCGGCTGCCAAACTTGGACCCTGATAAACACTCTCGTCTTGCTGATAGTCACCGGTTCCTATGGTTGTTAAAGTATAGGCCTGAACGAACTTCAGATTTGATGATACGTTTGCACCGTCTTTCAGAGGGTCTTTCAGAAGAGAAATCTGGCGATAATCATTCGTTGCAGGGAAAACATCTTCTTCAGTATTTTTGAGAAGACCATTAATCATGATGGCTGCACCACCTAGCTCGTAAAGAGCATTTGTTCCGTGACCGCCCAGTGGGGATATGATAGCTCTGGCTGTCGCATTAGCACCACCACCTCCAGATATGGTCACAGTTGCATAGGTATAATTATAACCATAATCTGTGACTGTAATACTGTTTATAGAGTTAGAGGCGGCCGCATTGACAGTCGCAGTTGCAACAGCACTTGTTCCGTCACCAGTTACGGTAATTAATATATTTGATGTATTTGTATAATCAAAACCGCCGTTGGTCAGAATGATACTGTTTATTTCACCAGCGATTGTTTCTTCTTGCACCTGATACTGAAGCGAACCATCATCTACCGACACCGATCTGACTGGTATGTATTGAGATGTTGTAAATCTTATCTGATCTGAGTCTGAAACGGTGTACATATACTTCCAGACATAACCATCTGAAGTAGAAGTTAAAGCACCAGGATTAATTGATCTCGGTTCAACCGTTGAGTTCGAACTATTGGCATTTGCAATACACTTATAAACATTAAATTCGCTGGTTAGCACATAAAATTGTGTATTACCATCATAAAGATTTGGATTCATATGATCGTAAGCAATATACTTCGTATTTGCGGTCCAGTTGTATCTTGGTATGACATGAGCCATATCTGATGCAACAAGCTTTTTTCCACCGATCATATTTGACCATATCTCATATTCTGTGGCTACAGATGTATTAGATATGCTAGGGCTGGCATCATTCGGCCAAGCAGTAACTTTACCAAAAGTCAGATAGAGATTGGTATTAGGTGACGGTTCTGAAACCGACTCTCTGAATTGTTCTGCATTGTTGACACGCAGCTTAATGAACGTGGATGAAGTCATTTATTCCTCTGGTTTTATCATATTTATACCACTACACCGACGATGACACCACCTGTTGTAGTCGTACCATTAAATGCTGTATTGACATTCCAAGATTCGGTCATAGGCAGCTGGTGTACTAAATCATATGTCGCGTCGCTGACATAGAGTATTGACCCGTTATTGGCAAATGTTATACCAGTCATGCTCGGTGAGAATAGATTATAGTTTGCACTGTTGGCATAGATCGTTGCAGTATTGACGTTCCAGGCTGTAGAAAGTCTAAACTCTTTGACCCGATCAGCGGCAGTGCCACCCAAGAACATACTTGTACCATTCGCATTGAAGTATAGTCCTGCGGGTCCACCTTCAAAAGCCGCTATGCTTTTCTGAGTTAGGTATGTGGCTGTATTGACATTCCAGGCTTCTGAAAGCTGAAGCTGATAAACTATATCAACAGCACTATCAACAATATACAAATAAGTTCCGTCACGGCTCAGTTGAATTGCTTGAGGTGCTGTCAGACTCAACTGACTGTTTACATTGAATGTAAGACCTAGACTTGATGTATTAACATTCCAAGCTTCGGTCATGTTATATTGAACAACTCTATCATTTCCTACTCCACAAATGTAGAATGTTGTGCCATCTGTCTTAAACGTAACATCAGTTGGTGAATTTTCACCTGATGTGAGATTTACAGATTCACTCATCGTGTAAAGTTTGGCTGTCGTTATATCATATTGTCTACCAAGCTTATATTGTAGTACTCTGTCTGTTGTCGAACCTATTAGATAAAAATCATAACCAT